AGAAAAGATTATTTACGATGCGGCTCAAGTAAATAAAGACACAGAACATCGATTGTTCTTTGTAGGAATCACAAGAGCCAAAAACAAATTGTATATTATGAATCAAGGTTCAGAATATCAATACTACATAGGAGAGGACATATGACAAATAAAAATGACTTTGATAGAGTCTTTCCATCAATGAATCAAATTGGTGGTGAACACTATAAATTAAAAATACAGCCTTACCATTTTATTATGGCCAATGACTTGAATTTTTTTCAGGGCAATGTAATTAAGTATGTTGTGCGTTATCAAAAAAAGAATGGCGTACAAGATTTAGAAAAAATAATTCATTATTGTGAGTTAGAAATTGAGAGACTGAAAGGAAGAAATGTTTAAAGCTGCAACAGAATGGATTTGTCCAGAAACTTTTCCAGATTTATCTGGTTATCCTTATGTAGCCATTGACTTAGAAACTAAGGATCCTGATTTAAAATCAAGAGGATCTGGAGCGGTTGTTGGAAGAGGTGAGATTATTGGAGTTGCTGTAGCTGTAGAGGGTTGGTCTGGTTATTATCCTATTGGCCATAGAGAAGGAAATTTAGATAGAACAAAAGTTATAAAATGGATTACAGATGTATGTAAATCTGAAAATACAAAAATATTTCACAATGCGATGTACGATGTGTGTTGGTTAAAAAGTTATGGAATAAAAATTAATGGACATATCGTTGATACAATGGTGATGGCATCTTTAATTGATGAGAATCGATTATGGTATTCACTTAATAGTGTCGCCTATGATTATCTTGGTGAAGTCAAAGATGAAAAAGCATTAAAAGCTGCAGCGGAAGCCGCAGGTGTAGATCCTAAATCAGAAATGTATAAACTTCCTGCTATGGATGTGGGTTCATATGCAGAGAAAGATGCTGAACTAACTTTAGAACTATTTAAAGTTTTATCTCGTGAAATACATAAACAAAATTTAGAAAATGTATTTGACTTAGAAACAAATTTATTTCCGTGTTTAGTTGATATGAAATTTAAAGGCGTTCGTGTGGACGTTGAAGGAGCTCATACATTGAAACAAAAATTAGTTTCACAAGAAGAAGCACTATTGCTAGACATAAAAAAAGAAACAGGAATAGATACTGAAATATGGGCTGCAAGAAGTATTGCAAAATTATTTGATAAACTTTCTTTACCTTATTCGAGAACTGCGAAATCAAATGCACCTTCCTTTACTAAAAATTTTCTTCAAGAACATAATCATCCTTTGGTGAACAAGATAGCAAAAGCTAGAGAAATAAACAAGGCACACACAACTTTTATTGATACCATTTTAAAATTTGAACATCGAGGAAGAATTCATGCGGATATTAATCCAATTAAATCTGATCAAGGTGGAACGGTTACAGGAAGATTTAGTTATTCAAATCCAAACTTACAACAGATTCCAGCTAGAAACAAAGATTTGGGTCCAATGATTAGAGGATTATTTATTCCAGAAAAAGATCATACCTGGGGTTGTTTTGACTACTCACAACAAGAACCCAGACTTGTTGTTCACTATGCAGCAACTACAGAACCTATTTGTTTTGATGAATCAGTATCAACGATTGTAGAAAAATTTAAAAGCAACTCTGTAGACTTTCACCAAACGGTTGCTGACATGGCAGGTATTTCAAGATCGCAAGCTAAAACAATTAACTTGGGTTTATTTTATGGTATGGGTAAAGCAAAACTTCAAGCTGAACTTGGTCTGTCAACCAAAGCTGAAGCTGAAAATTTGTTTAATCAATACCACAACAATGTTCCTTTCGTTCGTGAGCTGATGAATCGTACATCAGCTCATGCTCAAACATCAGGATCTATTGGAACTTTACTCGGACGTAAATGTCGTTTTGATAAATGGGAACCTAATACATTTGGTATGCATACACCGATGACATTAGAAGAAGCTGAAAGAACTTACACTAGAGGAAGAATCAGAAGAGCATTTACTTACAAAGCTTTAAATAAACTCATTCAAGGATCCGCTGCTGATATGACAAAGAAAGCAATGTTAGATTTATATCAAGAAGGTATTATTCCTCACATTCAAATCCATGATGAATTAGATATTTCTGTAGAATCAGAAGAACAAGTAAAAAAGATTATTGAGATTATGGAAAATGCTGTTACACTATCGGTCCCTAATAAAGTTGATTATGAATCAGGTAAAACGTGGGGAGACATTTTCGGATGATAATATTTACAAGTTGGAGAAGTAAAGCATGGCATATCTTAACGCAAACATACCACCAATCTATTGCAAGGTTAGGTCCGAGTATCTCTATGACATGGACATGTCTAAGAAAGGTGAAAAGGATTGTGTTGCTTTTGGTATTGCGAGCATCTCTGGCCGTGCGCTCTTATTCCATATTATGTTACCGAATGGTGCGGTCTACTATCGTTTGCCTATTTCAGCGTTTTTCCAAAAACGTTTTTCTAGATCCGAAGTGCCTGATATGTCAGTTGACCAGTTACAATTGTGGAATTGTTTTAGTTATTGGCCTAGTGTTCATTGCTTTGATTGGCTGGCTGGTGTAGACGGAAAATATAGAGGTAAAGACAAAAAATTTTATCCTGGACAGTATCTTTTTACGGTTGACTGGGCGCATCCAGAGACTAATATACTGAATACGGAACATTCTGAAATACCGCAAGAGCACAAATGTGCTCACATAATGGCCTTAGAAAACGGCAATTATGCAGCTCAGCCTAACAATAGAATAATTTGGCATATTAATAGTTATACAACAGATAACGATTGGCCAGATTACAAAGTACAAAATACGTACTGGGATTGTGAAGGTTCAGACTGGGTAACAGAAGATTCTGATAAAATGTTTTACGAAGTGGAGGACAAAAATGGACAGTAAAGATTTTTTAAAAATGATAAAACAAAAGGTTTCTGAAACGAGTAAGAAAGCTTTGTCTGTATATTCTTATAAACAAAGACAGAGCAGGCCAAGAGTAAAAGAAAACATATTACAACCCGAACAAGTTAAAGATCATAATCATTGTGTTGTACATGATGATCAAGACTACAAATAATTAAATGAAAATAAGCACTGAATCAAACGTCGGGTTACCGTTAAAGAATTTATTAGGTTTAATTACAGCCATTGTTGTAGGTGCATGGTTTGCATTTACCGTAATTGAAAGACTCAATAATTTAGAGACAAGAAATAAATTATTTGAAAAAGATTTATTAGAAGCAAGTGTTCAAAAGCCGGTCGACCAGGAACAATTTATGCTCTTGGAATGGCAGGCCAAACAAATAGAAAAAATGCAAAAACAACTAGAAGATAATGTGCATACAGGTGTGATGCTAAATCAACACACAAAAGAAATTGAAAAAATTAAAAAAGACGTAGAAAAATTAAAAGACGCAACACGTGATATTAAATTTGCAAATGGAAATGGCAAACATTAATGACTAAAATGGTTATTGCATTATGTTTGTTTTTAAACGGTGAACTTGTTGAACATCGTATTCAAGCGTCTATGTCTGAATGTTTAAAAGGTAAAAGAATTGCAACAAGAAATATGGACATGACTGATAAACAACTTATGTGTGGTCAAGTCAAAGCTGTCATTGATAAAAACGTAGATGGTAGCGAAAGTATAAGAAAAATTATTATAGAGTCTAAATAATCATGATTTTCAATGCTGGATCTTTTCAAGAATATGACTATAATAATGAGTTTGAAGAGTGCGAGTGGAGACAATGAAACTAACAACTAATTTCAGTTTAGTAGAACTTACAGCCTCACAGGTTGCCGCCCGTACGGGTATTAATAACAATCCTACTGCTGGTCAAATTGAAAATTTAAAAAGACTTTGTGAGTCTATTCTACAACCGATTCGTAATCATTATGATGCACCGGTCATTGTATCATCAGGTTACAGATCAGCAGAACTTTGTATTGCTATTGGTAGCACCATTCACTCACAACACGCAAAAGGTGAAGCTGCAGATATACAAGTCATGGGTATTGATAACAAAGCTTTAGCCAAATATATCAAAGAAAATTTAGATTTTGATCAACTTATTTTAGAATATTACAAGGAAGAAGAAGGCCCCCATAGTGGCTGGGTACATGTGTCTTATGTCGGTAAAGGAAATAGGAAGGAGTCATTGACCGCAACTAGATCCGATGTTACTAAGAAGACAGTGTATTCACCATGGTAAAAGACAATTTTGATATGCAAGAATTATTAGGTTCAGTCAGAACCGTCTCAGGAATTTGCCCTGAGTGTCAAGAAGATACATTATTAGTTGCAATTGTTACCGATTATTATAGATGTACAAATTGTGGTGAGGACACCAGGCAATACGTCAATGGGTCCATAAAGTATTTAAAGATTACAAAGGAAG